ATTCAGCTAACGCAAGTTCTAATACTACTAAAGTATTATATTGCTTAAATCTGTTGTCTAGGCTCCTTCGTAACAAGGTGTTACAAAGTAGTGTTCAGGTACCCCTGGTTGCTGGTTCTTGTATTGAGAAATACAAACTAGCGGAAGCGCGATATAGTTGCTTTGCAGCAATTTGTCGTGCGACAGGGTGGACACTAGAGCGGGTAGGGAAACATAGCGTAATTATTACGCCAAATCAGTGCCAGCCACATTACCAATGTGGGAGTCTGATTGGAACATCCAAAGTTCCTTGTTTTCCTGATTACACTTCCTCTGCGCTACAAACAGTAGCCGGTATACTAGAGATATTTTGTGACAATAGTCCAAATTTTCTAGAAGTCCATAAGACAGATAGTGTAATTAGTGTTTTGCATCCGATATTTCAGTGCACTTCTTATGATCAATACATTGATCTTATGAAGTATGCACTTACTTATTGGCATGCAAGGAGTCTCGTTGGTGTGTATGATGGCGAATTAATTCGTCAATCTATACCAGTCGAACCAGAATTTTTACTTTCTAAAGGTAAAGTCTGGAATCGTCTCCTTTTTTCGGGCAGTGTGCGTAGATTTATCTCGAATCGGATGGTTCGTTATAAATGTAAGCGTTCACAACACCTCTTTTGGTCTCTAGCGCAAGCTAAGAGAGCCATGGAGGTGGTACCTGCATCCTTTGTTCGTAAGGCGCTTATTAAGCACCGTAGAGCAATGGATACACCCGCAGGTCCTTCCTCACCTCAATTCGTTAGTTCTCTGACTGACAAGCTTGATAAAATATTCACTGGTATTAAACTCAAAAAGTATGATACTGTAGCTGAATTCTCAAACAATGCTTGCTGGGAACAATCAAGAGCGAATGGTGGTGCGAAAGGGTACCTCCTTCATGATCACATGAAGGAAGGTAAATCTGGCAATGATGAATTGTTAGGTATGTCATATGACCCTATCAACGGATGTTCAGAAACGCGAGGACTTGTTTGTCCTACTTTTCATGACTTGGTTGAAGGTGAGGGGCGTCGACAAATGTCGATTCCCATGGGAGCCTACAAAGGCTGCTCAGCTATGACCTACCCCGTATGTGAACCTGCCAAGGTTTGTGTGATAACTAAAGGTAACGCATATCCCTATGCGATTGCCAAACAGTTACAACTCGCGATCATGGTCACCTTAAAAGAGCGAAGCAATTCTCTCTAATTGGTGAATCAGTCACGAACATGCGGTCTGTAGAGTGGTTAAATGAAGTCAGCCCCCGAGGGTGCTGGGTTTCAGGTGACTACTCTGCAGCTACCGATCTCATCAAAATCGAACTCACTAAACTTTGCTTTGAAATAATCTTAAAGAAGATTAATCTTAGTCCGGAATATGAGGCCATCGTCCGTAGAGTGATCTACGAGCACGACGTCCATTACCCAAAGTCTTGTGGTGTCGAGTTTTGTCAGTGCGCAGAAATTCCGTCTGTGATGCAGAAGAATGGTCAGTTA